CTACAGCGATATCCCTCCTGAAAGCGGATTCAATGCAACGGCATTTTGCAGGTACTCCGGTGACAAATGCGCGTAAGTCATCGTCTGCTGGATGTTTGCATGACCCAGTATTTGCTGTAATGCAATGATGTTACCCCCGTTCATCATGAAATGACTTGCGAAGGTATGACGCAAAATATGCGTTGCCTGATTTGCAGGAATATCGGGTTTAACCATTTTCAGCACCTTGCAAAAACTCACGTAATCGACGTTGAACAGATTCCCGCTGGCATTCTTCTTTATCAGCGATTCAAGCTCAGAAGAAATCGGTACAGTGCGCTTTTTTCCGTTTTTGGTTTTCAGGAATGTCACGCGTCCGTTTACTATCTGTGCCGGTTTGAGTGTTGCCAGCTCTGACCACCGCCCGCCGGTACTAATCCCCAGCAGGGCAACCAGCAGATCATCACCTGTAAATGACTTAAGCAGCAGCGCAATTTCTGCTTTGTTAAGGAAAGCCATTTCAGGGTTAGCCTCTGCTAATGGTGGCAAACCATGAATGGGGTGCTCCCCAGCAAACTCTTCAAGTTGAATCAGCTTCGTGAACATGCCTGATAAGCGGTACATGTCACGGTTTATCGTCGATGCGCTGACTCCATCACTAAGCCGCTTTGAACGGTAATCCATAAGTGTTCTTTTGCTTAACCTTGTAACTGGTATGTCTCCCATATCACCAATGGTTTTTAGCAAATGATTAAATTCCTTCGTTCCGCGCTCATGATTCTGTCCGTAATACTTCCACCATACGTCCAGCAATTCTGAAAGCGTTCTACGATCCGCTCGCTTCCCCGCCCATTCTTTGGTCTGTGCGTTCGCCAGCGTGTAGCGCTCAAAAGCCAGTGCTTCGGCTTTCCTGTCAAACTTCCGGCGAATGCGACGTCCTTCGCGCCCGCGCGGTCTAATGTCCACTTCGTAACGTCCATCATCGAGCTTCTTAATTGACATAAGAAAGCCCTCCGGTGGGGTTATGACTATCTTGGTAACAAATAGTGAAAATGTAATGCTTATAAAGCGTTAACCAATCTTCTTCTCGGAGTGGTCTGATTTTGTTGCGTCTTGCCCATTGTGCGCGAAAGCCGGCGCGATCTGACCAGCTTGCGGGGCGGTTTTATCTGTCATAAGCCAAAGAGCATATTTCTCAAAACGAGGAGAGTTCGTAATCCTTAAGACGATCTGTAAGCCGGGATCACTTTGACCGCTTTCATAGTTCTTGATTGTTCCTTGCGCTATGCCGCTAATTTCGCTGAATTTCATTTGTGTTAGTCCCTCAGCTTTCCGTATCGCACGTAGTTTCTCTGCAAGATTCATTTGACATGTTCCTAAATTAGTGACTATATTCACCGCCAATAAGGTCACGAATTTGTGACTTATCGGGCAAGCCAACCCCGTCAGGAGTCATCCTGAGCCGTTTTAAAGGGGCTGGATCTTGCAAGGTTAGCATGTAACCACATGAGAATGGAGTGTGTTATGGAAGCAAACGACTACGTTATTCAGTATCCGCTTGACGCGGTTCACCCTGATAAGTTCGCGGAATTGCTGGGAAAACCTCGCACCGCAGTAGTAGCGATGATTGAAAAAAACAAACTGCCGGTCATTGAGTTTCGCGACCCGGCAAAACCGAAAGCGCGTGCCGGTGACAAGCTTGTTTTCATTCCTGAGTTCAATCGCGGTGTTCGTGAGGCGTTTTATAACCGCCCGGCTGAACAACGTGATGCATGGTTGTTGTGGATGGGGCTATGACTATGAATGAGCCACGCTGCATTGCTCAGTTACTCCGTAACGAGAGCCCGACCCCGATTAACTTCACCATCACCCACGGCCGGGGACGTAAGGGCATCATTATCCGTACCCGTAAGCCTGGCATTTTGGCCGCTGTTGTTAAGCGCATTATGAAAATCAGAGAGGTGTCAAAATGGCTGTGATGACTCTTGATTTGGTACAAAAACAACCTGCTGCACTGCGCGTTGTCATCGGCAAACATCTTGCAGAACCTCGCTGGCAGGACTCCTGCGATTTTTACAATCAGATGATGGAGCGCGACCGCCTGACGGTCTGTTTTCACGCTCAGCTTAAACAGCGTCATGCGACCATGCGCTTTGAAGAAATGAACGATGTAGACCGTGAGCGTCTGGCCTGCGCGATTGACGAGCTGCGCGGTGCGTTTTCTAAACGGCGTCAGGTCGGTGCCAGTGAATCGGCGTATATAAGTTATCTGACAGTAAGCCAGCGCCGCACTTTATTCCTTCACGCAGGATTAACTGAAAAGGAATTTAATCAGCCTTACTGGCGAGTTAATGAGGAGTCATGTTATTGGCGTGAGAAATTATTTCGTGCGCTACGTGAGTTATTCAGCCTCTTTGAATATGCCCCAACTATTTTGACCTCGGTTAAGCCCGAGCAATATTTGCATTAATTAAATAAAGGAATTTTTTTACGCGCTTGAATGCGTGGGACATCTTTTTGTCTGGAGCCGGGTAAATGGAAAAAGAAATATCAGTTCCTCGCAGCAACATGAAAGAGTTGTTAGCGCAGGCCACCTTTGAGGCTCAGATAGTCACCGCGACGCGTTTAGCGTCTGCGCTCGATTCTCTGATAGCTCACATTTGCAAGTCAGAAATGAACCGCACGGAAATCATTGAACTGTTGGGGCAGGAGTCCGAAAAGCTTCACAGCTCTATATTAAATCAGCGATAAGTTAATAAGAGGCTGCATGAGTATTAATATTGTTATCGATAATAAGTTCGTAATTACCAGCGACCAGTTCCAGTTTATTTTGCAGGAAAAGAAAATCGCTAAGTCTGGAAAGAATGCCGGTAAAGAGTGGCTCGATACTGTTGGTTTTTATCCAACAATTGGCAAGCTCGTTTCCGCTTTAGTGCTGCACAACATTTTAACCGGCGAAGCTCGTCAGTTTTCTGAATTAGAGAGGCAGGTCGAGAAGTTAGGTCAAAAATGTCTCGAAGCATTCACTGCTAATGGCCGTTGAGACCCGGGGGCGCGTTGCCCCCTCGCCACCCCCACCAATACCAAAAAGCACCGGTGAGAATTTCGTCGGTGCTTATCCGTGGAACAAATCCCGCGAGGCCATTGGCCGCGATAGACCCCTTACACGTGCCGAACTCCGTCAGGTGCAAGGTGTTTTAAACCGGATTGACCGTCTGCCGTTTTTCCTGCAAACGCTGTTTACCTCGCGTTATAACTTCATCCGCCGCACAAAGAGCCCTTTGGGTGGACTGTATTTCCTCAAAAACACGTTTGAGCGCAAGCTGTTGCCGCGTCTTGAGCGGGTTAATGAACTGTGCGGGATGAATGAATCCGCCTCGATAGGTTTTTTATCTGCGCGTGATGAATATGCACGCCTGCCGGATATGAACGACAAAGAGCTCAGGAAATTTGCTGCCAGAATAGCCTCGCAGCTCTGGAGCAGATACGAAGAATTAAGCGATGCATGGGCGCACGCTCACGGCGGCAGAGAGACCCTCTTCACTGATGAGGCGCAGGCGCATTTATACGGAAAGGTTGCCGGAGTCGCGCGCGCTTTTAACTTTACCCCGATGTACTGGAAAAAATACCGTAAGGGTCAGATGACGATCCGCATGGCATTTTCCGCTATTTCACGTCTGATTAAGGATGAGTGGTGGGTTAACCAGCTCAAGGCGCAGCGTATGCGCTGGCGCGAGGCGCTGCTCATTGCTGCCGGTGAGGTCAACAAAGACCGCTCCCCCTACGCCAGCAAAATGGCGATCCGCGATGTACATGCGCGCCGCCTGGCTAATCTCGAATACCTGAAATCTTGCGAGCTCGAAAACAAAGTCACCGGCGAGCGTATCGACCTCATCAGTAAGGTCATGGGGAGTATTTCTAACCCTGAAATCCGCCGCATGGAGCTGATGAACACTATCGCCGGCATTGAGCGCTATGCGGCCAGCGTTGGTGATGTTGGGATGTTTATCACGCTGACCACGCCATCGAAGTATCACCCGACCCGACAGGTCGGCAAGGGCGAAAACAAAACGGTACAGCTTAATCACGGCTGGAACGAAACCACATTCACTCCCAAAGACGGCCAGCGCTATCTCTGCCGTATCTGGAGCCTGATACGTACCGCGTTCAAAGATAACGATTTAGAGGTCTACGGGATGCGCGTTGTCGAACCGCACCACGACGGCACGCCGCACTGGCACATGATGCTGTTTTGCAAACCCGGTCAGCGTAAAGCCATTAACGAAATTATGCGTCGTTATGCCCTCAAAGAGGACGGTCATGAAAAGGGCGCGGCAAAACAGCGCTTTGAGTCACGTCATCTTAATCAGGGCGGCGCGGCGGGTTATATCGCTAAATACATTGCCAAAAATATCGACGGTTACGCACTCGACGGCCAGCTCGACCACGACACCGGCAAGCCTCTGAAAGATACAGCCGCCGCCGTCACCGCATGGGCGTCCACATGGCGCATCCCGCAGTTTAAACCAATTGGCCTCCCGACGATGGGCGCTTACCGCGAACTGCGCAAGCTGCCGCGTGGCGTGAGTATCGCCAGTGAGTTTGACGACCGTGTCGAGGCTGTCCGGGCTGCTGCTGATGAAGGTGAATTTGACCTGTATATCATCGCGCAGGGAGGAGCAAACATTAAGCGTGATGCTCAGGCCGTCAGGGTCGCCCGTAAGGTGACGGATGAGGTCAACGAATACGAGGAAGATATCGAGAGGGTGGTCGGTATTTATGCCCCTCACCTTGGGGCTGACCGTGTCCGTGTAACCCGTACAGCCGAATGGCGCATCGTTCCAAAGGTTTTGGCCGTTGAGCCTTTGACCTTAAAAAGCGGCTTCGCCGCGCCTCGGAGTCCTGTCAATAACTGTGGAAAGCTCACCGGCGGCGGCGATCCAGTTATGACCCCTACACCGTCTGAGCAAGCCGCAGCGGTGTTAAATCTGATTGAGCGCGGGGTTATCGGCTGGAATGAGCCTGACGTCGTGAAGGTGCTAAACGGGGCGTTAAAAGCTGGCGCACCACGTAAAAATCGCCAGCAAAGAAGCAACGCGCCGCTCAAAACCAGCGAGCAAGCGCCATCAGCCAGGATGACGAAGCCCGAAAGGGATCGCGTCGCAAAAATTCGTTTCGATTTGGCTCAGGAAGGGATTACCCCGGAACGGTGGGAGCTCGATGCGCTGGCGCGTGGGGCTACGGTGATTTATGGCGATAAAAAATTCCAGTATCCGGCTGTAGATGAGTGGCTGGGCAATTCAAATCAAAAGGAGTGGGCATTATGAAAGATCATTTAATTCAAACAGGTAACTATCGGTGTGCATTTTCTTTAGGCGATCCGAAAGTTGATAAATTAATGGGGGTGATATCTAGTTTCGATGTAAAAACAGGGATAACAGGTGCCCTGTCTACGCTCGATGAGCACGGTGTCGGCTTGGTTAATGCGCTAGTTCAAGAGCGACATAATCGAAATGTCAAACTGAAAAAAGTTGAAGAGTTAGATGCGATGGCTCGCGGAGTGGAGGCATTTATTGAGTATCTGCATGCAGACATTACCAGCATGGAAGCACAGGAATTTGCTGATAAATTACGTAAGGGAATGGTGAGATAATGGAATTCACAAAAGAGCAGTTAGCTGAGCACATTACTCGCCAGCTCGACCAGTTTCATCGACTGATAAAGGCACAACCATTGGGTGACAATGCCTACAATCAAAAAAACTATTGCCGCTCTGGAAATCGCACTGGCGACGCTGACCATACAGCCCGTGGCGTGGACTGACGCGCAGGAGTTGCGGGGGGGAGAAGAATATGGCTGCGGTTATATCTTTAAGGCTAACCCGGTTTCACCGAACGCAGACCCGAGACGAGTCATAAAGCTGTACACCTTCATGCCAGCGATACAACAATAAAAAACGCCACCGGCGGTGAAACTCGCTTTCACTGCCGGTGGGTTGAACAACGAGTGAGACGAGGCGGTAGAAGCTTATATTTATGAGCATGATTCTTGATAAATTGAGTTAGTGATTTGAAGCTTGCGATTAAAATGAGTAGTATTAACAGGCTGAAAAAACTAAGTTGGTAGTAAAAATAACAAGTGGGGTGTACAAATGACACAGCAATATGTTAATGACGTTAGAATAGGTCAGAGGAAACTGCTTTCATCGAATATGTTCATAATTCCAAAAGGCGAAGCGTGTGACTTTAAATTAAACATACCTGATAATGATAATGTATATAACTTTCCCATTCGTATTGTCTTTGATGATGATGGCGGTTCCACTCAATCAGTTTCGTTTAAAGCAGACCCTGCATCAAGTTCTATGAAAATGACCTTGCATAACTGGAATAATCCTCTTGGCTCTGCACTGAAAGAATTTTACCCTATTGTTAACATAGAGGATAAGTCAATAATTGAAATGCTTATGGTAAATAAAAGACTTGGCGATGTTAATGAGCTAGTTATTCAATTTTGGCAGAAGGCCTAAGTATTATGAATATGCCGAAAATAGAACTGGCTACAATACCTGTTTCGCCTGATGACATATCCACAAATTTGCAGGTGGGTATAATAGTTGTTAGTGAGGATAAGTTGATTCGTATCCTAGAAAAGGATCGCGAGCGAACTAAGAAAAATATGGTTTGGACAGCTCCTGCTAGTTTCTTCATAACATTGATTGTTGCGATATTGACAACCGATTTTAAAAGACGGTGGGGGATGCCAGCGGAAGCATGGCAGGCACTTTTTTATTTTGGAACAGGGTTATCTGCATTATTTACTGCTATTTTCTATTTTAAAGTAGATAGAAAAGGTATGGATGAGTTAATTAAAGAAATTAAAGGTAAATAGTTGCTTCCTGTTTTACATTATTGGAGCGTTTAGAGTTACGTTACCCTTTTGTAACTTGAAAAAACCGGCATACTAACGCCGGTTTTTTTTATGCGTTTTTCTCCATTTTTCCCATTTTTAGCCCTGCATGCGCTATTGCATCAAATTGCATGCATTTTCCTCCGCTATCATGTGTAAGCGACGCCAGTGCTGGCGCAGCTCCGATGTCCTAATGCAACTGCATTAAAAGCGACCCGACAAGCGCGCAGGCGAGGCGGGGATAGCACTGCGCGCCACAGGTGGTGACAGGATTTATTTTACGTGTCTGTGCGCGTCGTGGTGGCGCGCTGTTGAGTGCGGTCGGCTAATGAGGTTCTGGTGTGGTTGCGCCGCGTGTGCGGCGTCTGGCTGGCTCTGAGATAATGCCGCCCGGAGGCGGCATTCTGGCGGGGGTTACTCAGTTTCGATGTTGTAATCCTTAAAGCGGATCACTTCTAAACCGAGCCATTCGTTGATTTCCTTGAAACGCTCCTGCAATGGCGTCAGCTCGTTACGCACAAACACCCGCGCCACCTTCTCGATATCGCCCATTGAGCCGATATTCTCGGGCTTACCGCCCATAAGCTGGAACGGTACGCGGTGAGCATCGAGCAGATCGGCGGCGCTCACCTTTTTGATGTTGAAAAAATCATCCTTCGTGGCGACTTCACTCAGTGGCACAATCTTGATGCCGTCCGGTTTCCCGTTCGGGGCATAGAAAAAAAGGTTTTTGAAATTCCCGAGCCCTTTTGAGTCACGCATCGCGGAGCGCAGCGCCTCGACGTCTGTGCTGCTCTGTGCCGCGTCGGTGACGTACATGATGTAACCCGCGTGCGCGCCGTTCTGGTAATACTTGCGACGAAACAGCGTGGCGGATTCATTCAGCCAGGCAGAATTAAGAGCGCTCAGGTATTCCGGCATCCCGTACAGTTCCTGATTGATGTCGGGCTCAAGCAGATGACAGACTGACCCGGGGGCGAACTGGTGCGGGTGCGTGAAGTCTGACACGTACCAGTAAACCCCATCCTCGACACCCCGGCGGGTGTATTTGGCCGGAGAGGTTTCCAGCTTCATGAGCTGGCCGGTCACGCTCATGCGCTTCTCAAGATAGCCGTTAGCAAACACCAGATAATCGAGCACAAGGCGGCTGAAATCCTGCCGTGAAAGCAACGGATGCGGGATGTAGGTGCTCGTCAGGATGTTACGCTTCACGTAAATCGGGGAGCTGTGATGCACGGCGGCGCGCAGGCTTTTCGCCAGCCCGGAGAAGTTGACCGGCGGCTCGTACCATTTGCCGTTATTGATGCACTCGACATAGTCGAGGATATCGCGGCGATCCAGAACGGGTGACGGCTCGCCAAAGGTGAACGCCTCCATTTTCTGCGGTGCAATGGCGGTCATGTTGGTCTGTTTTGGCTGTTTCTTTTGGCGTTTTTTCATCTTAGTTGATATCCAGAATCGAGGTTGAATGCATACCGCTACCGGCGGATAGTGGCTCGTTTAACAGGGCGTGCATGGTCGCCCATGCGATATCCGCGTGGCTGGCTTCCTCACTGCGGCTGGCTTCATAGGTGGCGCTGCGGCCACTGCTGGTCATGGTTTTGCGGATAGCCATGAATGA